TCGCCGCCGCTCCCTCAGTGCCCGAGCAGGCAGAGCAGCCGGCAGTAGCGGATGAGCGGGCTATGCTTTGCGCAAACTGCGGCAAGCACTTGGAGCAGGCAGAGGGCTGCATCAGCGACTACCCAGAAGAGGGCGAGTGGTTTTGCTCTCAGGCGTGCTACGACCAGCACTCGGATCTCGGCTGCCCTCATGAGAAGCACAGCGGTTACCGGCACCCTCACGAGGCAGAGCGCTTGATTGCGTGTGAAGCGGCACTGCGCTCGCTGGCTTGTTGGCTGGGAGTCGGCGGCTACAACGCAGACACGGTAGATGCCTCCACGTTCGAGGCCAAGATTCGTGATGGCGTTGAGCACCTGCTCGCCGCCGCCGCTCCCTCAGTGCCCGAGCAGGCAGAGCAGCCGGCAGTGGTGGAAGGGCGGGCGGCCTACGCGCTGCGTCTGCTTGTTGCGGCCGGCCACATCACACAGGAGAGAGCCGACGAGTCGCTGGCGCTGGCCGAGAAGTATGCCATCCCCACAGCACCCGCACAGCCGCCCTCGGCGGCTAGCTCCGGTGGTATGGGCGCTAGCTCCGGTGGTGCACCCGGCAACTCCGGTGGTATGGGGGCACAGCCGCCCTCGGCGCAGGGGCAAGAGGCGCTGGAAGAACTGCGGCGCGCGATCTGCGCCGTTGGCATCGTGGGCACCATTGACGGGCACGCCGTGATCCGCCGAGAAAGCGTGATCGACCTGATCGACCGCCGGATCGCCGCCCTCTCTGGCGCACAAGGGGGTGGGGTGTGAGCACCGTCGCAGCCTTGTTCGTTGAAACGGATGGCGTCTACTTCCGCATGCCGGATGTGGACCCGTGGGACAAGCAGCGGGATGCCCGCCAGTACGCCGGCCCGCATCCAGTGGTGGCTCACCCGCCCTGCAAGCGATGGGGGCGCTTCTGGCACGGCAGCACCGCCAAGCCGCACCAGTTCAAGCTCGGTGCCGATGAAGGCTGCTTCGCCGCGGCACTCACCGCCGTGCGCAACTTCGGAGGCGTGCTGGAGCACCCGGCGCACTCCAAGGCGTGGGCGTGGTTCGGCCTGAAGGCGCCCGAGCAGGGCAAGGGCTGGCAGCCGGCCGACGCATTCGGCGGCATGGCCTGCTATGTCGAGCAAGGGCACTACGGCCACGAGAGCCGCAAGCCGACGTGGCTGTACGCCGCTGGCTGCGCACTGCCGGAACTGAACTGGTCGAAGGGTGCCCAGCGCATCCCCGCCTGGATGATCGAGCGCTACGGCTACGAGAAGGCCCGGCGCATCGGTGTCGTCGCCATGATCGGCGGCAAGGACAAGGAACGGATCAGGGATCGCACACCACTGCCGTTCCGTGACGTTCTGCTGTCCATCGCGCGTGCAGCGCACAAGCAACTGGAGGCAGCATGAGCCACATCGACACACCCAGCCGATCGCATGGCGCGAACTACGCGGAGCGGGTCTGGTGTCATTGCCGGACCGGCGGTGTAGGCGAGCACGGCTGCACTGATTGCCTGAACACCGGCTTGGACAGCATGGCTATGGCGGCCGGCATCGAGCAAGCACTCAATGACGCCTATGCCGAAGGCCGCAAGGACGAGCGCGAGGAATGGATTGATATCACAAGCAAAAACAAGGACTTAGGCGGCGCTCCGCTGACCCAAGCCGCCCACGACTTGCTGGCCGAGCGGCAGCGGCAGGTGACGGCCGAGGGCTGGAGCCCGAGGCACGATGACGCGCACACAGAAGGATCGCTTGCAATGGCTGCATCCTGCTATGCCCTAAACGCGGCCACCTGGGCAGCGCATGGCAGCTGGGTTCCCAGGGGCGGCGGCAACTACAGGGCACTATCACCAGTCAGCCAGCGGTGGCCGTGGCGCGAATCGTGGTGGAAGCCGTCAAGCCAGAGGCGCGATCTGGTCAAGGCTGGCGCTCTGATCCTCGCAGAGATTGAGCGCCTTGACCGCGCGAGGGATCGTGACCCCGGAGGGGCGAATCCCGAAGGGATGAGTGCCGAAGGCATAGAGCCCGGTGCCGCAGGCACGCGCCCAGACCCTATCTCCTCCCATATGAGGGATCACCCATGAGCAGCACCACACCACTGCCTGAGCCGTTCGGCTGGATCACCGACCAGGGCGGGCACGGCGGCACCTTCTTTCAGCGACACGAGCCTACCGGGCTGGCCGCCTTGACCGCTTCGACCATGCCGGTCTACAGCGCCTCACAGATCGCATCCCTACGGGAGAAGCTGGCAGCAGCCGAGGCCGATGCAAAGCGGCTGGATTGGCTGGAGAAGCAGTGCCGCGGCGCGTCCGACTCCGAGCGCTACTTGCCATTCCGCATCTACTGGGGTGACGGTCGCGGAATCCGCGCCGCCATAGACGCCCACCTTGAACGGGGGGAGGGATGATGCGACCCGGTGACGGCGGCGCACCGTGCCACCGCTGCGGCGCCGCCACCCGCGACGACGCCGACCGCTTCGACCTGTGCATGCCCGACCCGCACCTGCCGTGCTTGCTCTACAAGCCGGCGGCGCAGCTGGAGCCCTGCCCCTTCTGCGGCGCCGAGCCCATGCGCACCGTCGCGCCCGCGCCGGCCGGCATCGACGGCGCCCTGCCCACCCTTACGATCGAATGCGCGCAGTGCGGCATCCCCCACGTGACCGGCGACGACTTCGCCGCCGTGGCGGCCGCCTGGAACACCCGCACCCGCTGACATGCCCCGCAAGCCCCAGCAGCCCAACCAGCGCCCCCGCTTTCGCGTGCGCACCCGCCGCGGCGCGGCCGGCCAGGTCTACACCTACTACTTCTGGGACGGCCGCACCCAGGGCCGCGGCGAGGTGCCGCTGGGCAGCGACTTCACGGCCGCGCTGGAGCGCTACGAGGAACTGGAGGGCCTGCGCTCGGCGCGCAAGGACAAGATCGCCGAGGCCTTCGACCGCTTCGAGCGCGAGGTGCTGACGCCCGAGCACTACCCCAGCGCCACCACCCGCCGCGACTACCTGCTGTGCCTGACCAAGCTGCGGCCGGTGTTCGGCAACGCGGTGTGGGCCAGCGTCAAGACGCCACACCTGGCCGCCTACCGCGACAAGCGCAGCGCCAAGACGCGGGCCAACCGCGAGCTGGCCGTGCTGTCGATCGTGTGGGGGTGGGCGCGCGAATGGGGCCTCACGCAGCTGCCCTACCCGGGCTTTCGCATGCGCAAGAACAAGGAAAGGGCGCGGCTGGTGCAGGTGAGCGACGAGGCATTCGAGGCGATCTACGCCGAGGCCGACCCCGTGCTGCGCCAGGCGCTGGACACGATCACCGCCACCGGCCTGCGCATCACCGACGTGCTGCAGCTCACGCTGCCGCAGTTCAACGGCGGCCAGCTGCTGCGCGTCACGCCCAGCAAGACGCAGCGCAAGGGCAAGACCATCGAGCTTGCGCTGAACGACCCTGAGCACCCCACCATCCTGGCCGACCTGTACGCGGCCCGCATGGCGCACCGCGGCGCGCTGCACATGCGCTGGCTGGCCGGCAGGGGCAATGAGACGATCACCTACCGGATGCTGGCCGATCGCTTCGGCGATGCGCGCGAGAAGGCCGCCAAGAAGGCCGCAGAATCGGGCCAGGATGCATTTTCAGCGCACGTCCGGGGGTTGATCCTCAGGGACATGCGAAAACACGCCGCAGACAAAGCGGAGAGCCTGCGCCACGCCCAGGAACTGCTGCAGCACGACGACGTGCGCGTCACACGGCTGCACTACCGGGGCAAGGGCGAGCGGGTGAAGCCGTCGCGTTAGGAAAGCCGACTGGCAGCGCTAAAGCTGCACGCGCACGAGCGCTGGAGTATTGCTGTCGGTGTGCACGACCCCAATCCACAACAGGTTGCCTTTGGCGATCTTTTTCGCCTGGTCCTGCTCGACAACACCGGTCCAGCGTTGGCCGGCTGCAAGCTCGGCAGGGAGCGGTCCTGAAGGCTTGGGGACGAAGCCAAGCGAACTCGGGCGACGGCGGAAGAACCTCGCGAGCCGGGACGGGTACGCGTAGAGCGCGAGATGGGTGATCGTCGTCGAGCGGTCGCCGCGATTCATCACCTCGACAAAGACATGGCTGGTTGGGTCCACGCCTACACCTTCGATGTACTGCTGCATGCCCGTTACTGCGCGCACGTGCAGCCTGGCCCCGCTCGTTGCCCACTTGAACAAGTCCCAGATGAGGACGAGGGTCGCTACTCCAGCTCCCCACCAAGCCGCCCAATCTGATGCGCTCATAGCCCTCGTTGCGGAAAAACGCTTGCGGAAAATTGCGGAAACAGCGGCGGCCTTGTTAGTGGGCACTATGCGCTAAGTCGTTGTCAGCTGGTGCCCGGGAGGGGGCTCGAACCCCTATGACCGTTTAAGGTCCGCGGATTTTAAGTCTTGGCGCAACTCCAGCCGCATCAACCACTTAGGTCGTTTCCTTTCCGCATTCTGCCGGGCGGCCGGCGTGTATCGGCCCTGGGACAAAAAGGCGTTGCGGAAACGAACCGAGGGCCGGCTGCGCTATCCTGCACTGGTGAAACGTACAGCGTTTTATTTCTTCCGGTACCGCAGCCCGACCACCGGCCGGTGGGTGAAGTCGCGCCACCGGGCGAAGCTGGAGGACATCCCGGCTGGAGCGGAGCCGATCACCGACACGGTGGAATGGCGCGAGCTGCCGGCGACGCCTGAGGAGGCGCGGGCCTTGTGCACGGGCGCCTGGCAGCGCGGGAAGCACGAACCCCGAGGCTAATCTCAGCGGTATGGCCGCCCCACCCCAAAACGGGGGATGCCCCCTAGTTTGAAGACTGCCTCGGCACGGGCAATGCCGGCAGCATGCGGCCACAACCACAGGGAGATCCGCATGCGTTCATTGCTCGCAGCCACGGCGCTGGCCGTTGCCACTTCTGCAGGCGCCTTTAGCCTCGATGGTGAGGGCGTCACTGTCACCATCCCCACCCACGTCATTCACGGCATCCACACCGTGGAAGGGGAGTTTGGGGAGCGCGTCACCATCGGCGACGGCATCGAGGCCCAGGGCATCGGTCATGGCGTCTTTGGCACCACGTGGAACCTATGGGTTGACGTGAACGGCGACACGGTGCGGGTCGGCTGGAACGACACCACTGGGCACGGGAACCTGTGGGGCGGGGGCACCCCCACGATGGGGGTTTACTTCCAGTTCGACGACCGGCAGCCGCTGCGGCTCGAAATGGAGTACGTCAGTTTTGAGCGCGGCACCATCATGGGGCCCGGCACGAACGTACCCGCGTTCATGTTTGGCGGACCACGGCGGCACGGCGGCACCAACTTCCTGGTGCGCTGGGACCGCATGCTGTCCGGCGAGGTCTACACGTTCCGGGTGCGCGAGGTGCCCGAGCCGGAAACCTACGCGCTCATGCTTGCGGGGCTCGCGGCACTGGCCGCGGTTGCGCGCCGACGGGCTACTCCTGCGTGATCGCGCGCACGTAGCCCTGCAGCTCGATCAGGCGCCCTCGGTCCTGGTCAGCTTCTCGCGCCAGGCCCTCAAGAGTTGCTGCACACGCCCCGAGTAGCTGCCGCTCGACGGCGCCTGCATCGACTCGGCACTCGGCGCCGGGAGCCTGGGCGGCTCGATCACGGTCGGCGAGGGCGCCGCGCAGCCGCTCAAGCTCATCACGAGCGCCCACAGCATCAGCGCGCGCGGCGCTGGCGATCTTCCTTGCATGGTCTTGTGCCTCCTGCACGTTGGTGGCCCGGCGAGATTCCAGGCGCCGGGCTTCCTGGCTGGCTTGCAGCGCGTCAGCCAGGCGCTGGGCCTTCTCGGCATCCCACTCGGCCTGAACCCGGCCGGCGCCCACGCGCACGCCCAGGGCGAACAGGCCCAGCAGCACGGCCGCGACAAGCGCTGCCTTGGCGGCGCCGAGGTAGGGGCTGAGGGCGGCCAGCATCAGCCGGCCACCAGCAGGCGGAACGCGCGGGCCGTGCGCTCCTGGCGGTCGGCCATGCCGTGGGTGCGGCCGTTGATGCGCTTGGTGATCTCCACCGCGCTGGAGGTATCGGCCAGCGCGTTACAGCCGCGGTCCTCCCAAAACCAGGCCGCGGCGCGGGCGCCGTGCTGGGGCAACTCCAGCAGCTCGGGGCAGTCGCGCAGCGGCAGGTTCAGGGCGATGCCGGCGCGGCGGTAGTTGTCGGCGCCGGTGATCTGCAGCGGGCCGCGGCCGCGGTAGCGCCATCCGTCGCCGCTTTCATAGGGCCCGTTGCCCATGCGGTTGGCATAGACCAGGTTGGCCAAGCGCTCGGGGGCGTGCGCGTAGTGGGCCGCGGCCTTGGCGTCAGGAAAGCGCGACGGCCACACTTCGCGCAGGCGCTGCAGCGAATAGTTCAGGTTCTCGGTGGTGCGGCTGAGCGAGCCGCTTTCGTGCCCCACCTGGCCCAGGAAGGCGGCGATGCGTGGGCGGGTGGTGATTTGCCGCTCGGTCATGGCCGACACAAACGGCTTGTGCCAGCGCTCGGCGAGATCGGCGGTGCAGCCGATGATGGCCGCGAACTGCTGCAGGGTGAACATGGGGTGTCTCCTCCGGGGTGTCAGGGTTTGGCGGGTGGCTGCAGGCGTGCGGCGAGGGCTTCCACCCAGCCCTCGCCGACACGAGACAGCAGGCGCGCGCCGGCATAGCCACCCAGCCACAGCGCAGCGCCCAGCAGCCACACGCCCCATTCCTGCCAGGCGCCCACCGCGAAGGTGAGGAAGCCCACGCCGCTGGACACCACCACGTCCTTGGCCAGCTCCAGCCAGATCGGGAAGGGCTGCGGCGGCTCGGCCTTCACCGCCTCGAGCGCGCGCTCGGCGGTGCGGGTGAGGCCGCCCCACAGGCTGAGGGCCGCGCCGATGCCGATCTGCACCCACGGCAGGCCGGCCAGATCGGGCGGCACGCTGTCGGCCGCCATGGCGGTGGCCAGGGTGCCCAGGCCGATCAGCAGGCCCAGCAGGTTGCGAAGGGTTTCAAAGCGCATGTGTAGGCCTCAAAGCGGCGGTCCAGGCGAACCAGGCGCACACGGCGCCGGTGGCTGCGTATTGCAGGATCAGCACGGCAACGCCGGGCAGCGCCGGCATGGCACCGGCCGCGGCGAAGGCCATCACCAAATAGACCGCGCCCAGCAGCGCGTAGCCCAGGTGCCGCCTACGACGCGCCCACAGCAATGCGAAGCGGTCGGGCAGCGCGTCGTTGATCAGCACGTCCAGCCAGCCGATCACCACCAGCAGCGTGAGGCCGGCCAGCACGGCCATCGCGGGCCGGCCGCCCTGCTCCACCACGTCGTTGACCAAGCTGGTCGGCGCCCACCAAGCCAATGCCACCGTGCTGCTGGCCTGCAGCAGCAACGCGAAGCGCGATACCAGGTGGAACCGCAGCAAGCGGTGGGGGCGGTCCATCATGGCGTGAGGCTCCGGTGATGAGGGAAACGGATGGGGCTAAATGCCAGCCAGCGCGGCCAGCGTGACCTGCAGCACCGTCCGCAGGGTGGCCTCGTCGGCGGCGGCATCCACGGCGCGCTTGCCGCCGATGCGAAGCGCCTCGATCGCGGGGCTGAGTTGTTCGTCCCACACCTGCGCAATCGCCAGGATGGTCTGCGCGGCCTCCAGGGGCGCTACCCCGGTCGCCAGAGCCTCGGCCGCGATGTAGGCCGGCGGGGCGCCCTGCCCTTCAGCGGCCGCAAACACCCTGGCCTGCTCGAGCTTGCGCAGGTAGACCGCCTGCTGCCCAGGAACCTCGGTGACGTAGCGCATGCGCGCCTCGCCGGCGGCGGCGTCGATCGCAGAGCGCGCATCGCGCTTGATCGCGGCGAGCGTGGGCACCGGCAGCCACTGGCCCGCATCGGTGTCCCACTGCCACGTGCGCCACTCGTCGGCCGGCGGCTCGGGTGGCTGCCAGGGCATGGCCACCGGCTGCTGGTGGCCAAAATCGTCGACGACCAGGTGCACGCACCAGCGGCGCGGGTCATGTTCCCCGGGGATGGCCGCACACCCTGGCGGCGTGTTGGCCTGCAGCCATTCGACCGGCCCCGCATAGGTGCGCCCCAGCAGACAGCCGGTGGCGGGATCGTAGAAGCTCCACACGTCGCTCACCGCTTGATCTCCTCGATTCGCAGCTCGCCGTTGTCGATCGTGGTGGTGACGTTGGGGGCCAGCTTTTGCGCTCGCCAGTTGATCGTGTAGCTTTGCCCGGCGGTGACCGCAAAGCGGCGCGTGAGGGACACGGTGACTCGCGCGGTCTTGTTGAGGCCGATCTGCTGCTCCATCGCCCAATTGCGCGACGTGCCGATCAGTGCCGTGCCGCCGTTGTCCAACCCGGTGGACAGCCCTGCGTAGTCGTCGCTGCCGCTGGTGTTGGATGCCGGCGTGATCATGGTGGCCGAGCCGTTGGCGGTGATCAGCACATCCCCAGTGATGCTGGCGGTGAAGGTCAGCGATGCCACGATCGTGGTGGATCCGCCATACAAACCGCCGGAGCCGGTCTGCCCGGTGATCGTGACCGCGCTGCTGAAGTTGGACACGTGCACCGCGGTTGCGGCGTTGGCGGCAATCTGTGAGGTGGTGACCGAAACGCCGGAGATCGCTGACCACACGTTGACGTTGGCCGCGGGTATGCCGTTCACGGTGCCGGTGACGTCGCCACCGAAGGCCACGCTGCTGGCCGGCTGGTAGGGGTTCTCGCCGGCGAGGCTGGGCTTCGTCCAGCTGCTGTAGATCACGCCTGCAGCGTTGATGTCCGGGTCCACCACCCGATAGGCGCGCACCGCCCAGGTGTAGTAGTGCGTGGGGTTCAGGCCCAGGGCGATGAATGCGCGCTTGTTGGCAGGCACCACCACCACTGTTTCCGCCGCGGGTGATGTGCCTGGCGTGTAGGCGCTGCTGCTGGTGCTTGCATAGAGCATGACTTCGAAGCCGTCGATCTGGCTTTCCGTGCCGCTCCACGCCCATTCGAAACTGACGTCGGCGCTGCCGTTGGTGTTGATCGCGTGATCGACGGCATCGCCGTTGGTGACGATGGTGGGCGCAGGGATGGCGGTGGCCAGCCGGTCGTTGCGGGCGTCGAAGTTGACCGAGGCCGCGTCGCGCAGGTTGTTTGCCGTGAAGGTGAGCGCCACGCTGGCCGAGCTGGCGCTCTCGTTGCCGCTGGTGTCGCGGTGGCGCGCCTGCACGGTGTAGCTGCCAGCGGCCGGCATCGGCCACAGGTAGGTGTTGCCGCGGCCGCGATAGATGCGGGTGGCGGTGCTCCAGGTGGCGCCCACACGCAGCTCGGTCTCGGCATAGTCGAGCTCGGTGTTGGGCGTCCAGCTGAACAGCACGCCGCCCACCTGTGCGGTGCCGTTGAAGCTGGCCACGTTGGCCGGCAGCGCCGTTTTGCCCACCACGCGATGCGAGGCCTGCGCGGACCAGCGGCCAGCCACCAGCGCATTGGCAGCGCGGGCGCGCACCAGGTACACCGCACCGTCCTGCACGTCGGGGATATAGGCCTGCGTCTCGTAGCCGGGTACGCGCAAGCTGGACCAGGGCGCCGCGGCCGCGTTGGCGTGCTTGTATTGCACCTCGATGTGGCCATTGGCGACCACCGCACGATCGGCGATTGCCGGCCAGCTGACCAGGATGCGCGAGGCCACAGTGCCATCGGCCTGCCGCAGCAGCTGGGCCGTGCCGCTGCTGAGGGTCAGGCTGGCAATGTCTGCCACCGTGGTGGGGCTGGGCAGCGAGGTGTTCGGTGTGATATCGACCGATGGGAAACCGGTGGCCGGGTCATAGATGGCCGCCGCGGTCTCGCGCAGCGTGAGCACCACCCCACCGGTCTGACTGAACCGCCAGTCGATCACCTGCATGGTCTTGGCGACCCAGCCGTAACGCTCCAGCGTGACCGTGCACACGTCGAACAGCTCGGCACCGAAGGCGCGCATGTTGCACGGGATGACTGCGGTCAACCCGGAATGCGCCTCACGGATTCGCACACCGCAGATGTGCTGGGCCTGTATGTCGTCGGTGACGGCGTGCAGCGTGACGTCCTGCGGCCGCTCGATGCCGTCCAGCGCGATGTAGGTGGAGGCACGTACCTCGGCGATGGGCGTGGGCACATAACCGGCGCTGGCCAGCGCGATGCTCGGGCGCATGACGTTGACGTCGTCCTCGGCCGGCAGGTCGGGCACCACGGAAATGCCCTCGGCACCCGAAAGCCAGTCCTCGGTGATGTGGAACGCAGGCGCGCTGTAGCCGGTGGCGAACCGCAACCGGCCGCCGGACCAACCGAAACGGCCCGCCATGGCCTCCACGATTTGCGCCAGCGTGGCCTCCGGCGACTGCTCCGGGTTGCACACGATGCCGGCGCGGTAGGTCTTTTGCGACACGACGCCGACCACGTTGCCGTTCGCGTCGGTGCGGGTGAAGTTCTGGACCACGTCGCAAGCGTTCGCCGACGCGATGACCGAGGCGGTGTCGATCACGTCGGCAGGCAGTCCGCCGCCAAAGGTATAGCGGGCCCAGTCGTATGCGATCAGCGCAGGGTTGTCGCTCCACGCCGTGGTGTTGTTGCGCAGGTCCAGGATCTTGGCGCCACGGAAGTCCACCGAGACGTTGGGCACGCCGGTGGGGAACACATCGGCGTCGTACTCCAGCTGCACCTCGAGGCACGCGAAGCCCTGGAACAGGTCGGTGGTGTCGTTGATCAGCGCCGGGAACTTTGCTTTCAGCGACGCGACCAGGCCCGCGTTGTTGTTGCCCAGGTATGGCGTGATGCGCACGCGCGGCTGCACCAGGTCGTACTGGTAGGAGATGGTGACCGTGTCTCCCGTCATCCCCGCGGTGTTGTAACTGACCTGTGTGCTGCTGGGCGTCGTGAACGGCACCGGGTTCGAGTAATCGACCCCGCCCGCCACCACTGCGACGGAGCCGGGCACAAAGGGGTGCGGCAGCGTCTCTGTTGCGGCCCCCATCGCCTTGGTGATGTGGGCCGTTTCGCGCGTGACCCTGGCCCATGGCGCGGTGGTGACGTAGCCACTGCCGTCGAGGGTGACCGGCGTATCGTTGAGGTAGATCTGCTCGATCCCGTCGATCTCGTGCCCGGCGAGCGCGACCACCAGCGTGTAGTAGCGGCTGTGGTCGCCATGGGTGCCTTTGAACACCACCCCATCCGCATTCCGCACGCGACCGTAGCAGCGACTGCGCGCACGGTCGGTGGTGGCCGTCATCACCAGGCGGTCCTGTAGCGACGCGTTGTATGCCGCACGGGCGCGCTGGCGGGCGCGGTTGTTTTGGTAAGCACCTACCGCCACTGCCGCCACTGCCGCCGCGACAGCCGCCTGCGCGGCGGTGTAGCCCGCGACCTGCGCACCGTAGTAGATGATGTAGGGAATGGCCTGCGGCATCAGCACACCCCCCAGGCCACCACGGCCTCTGCCAGCGGATACGCCACCAACCCGTACCGCCCGGGGGCCAGCCAAAACCCACCACCGCACACCGCCATCGCTTCACGCTTGCCGGCGCGCACCACACCCACGTCGCCCAGCTGTGCAAACGCGGGCGCGATAGGGGCACCCAGACGTGCGGCCGCCAACCCGCGCAGTCCGCCGTGCCGGTGGAGCACGCGCACCGCCTCGCGTGCCGTGGTGTAGCCGCGCAGGTCCGCCGCCGGGTCGGCGCCGGTGACCGCGTGCACGCAATCCGCTGCGAGCAGCGCGCAGTCCTGCTGGCCCCAGGCAAACGGGCGCTGGTAGCGCTCCGCCAGGCAGGCAGCCAAGCGGCTCTGCCAATCGGGTAGTCGGTGCATGTGGCTCTACTTACGGAAGAAGCTGGCCGCCGGCCACACGTCTTGGTGTTGGCTTTGGCTGACGACGAAGCGCATGGAACTGTCGCCGGGGTACAGCCGCCGCTGGTCCGCGTCGCTGTAGCGAATGCTTTTGACGCGCTGCAGGTGCTTGCCCAGGTGCATGGCCGTGACGGCGATCACCCCCTGCTGCCCCTCCTCACGGATGGCCATGGTGTCCAGCACGCCGGGGAATATCAGCGGCGCATCGAGCACCGCGCCGCTCACGCTGTCCAGCACGGCGAGGTACACCCGGCAGGCCTTGCCGCGCGGCGACTCTGCCAGGGCGAGGGCGAGGTTTTCCGTGGGCACGCCGCTGAGCGTGAACTCCACGCCCACCACCTCGCCGCCGGCCGCCTCGCGCAAGGGCTCCACACTGCCGAGGGCACCCGCACCGAGCCAGTCGGCCCCCGCGTGATTGATGGTGAACGGCGTGTTATTCAGCCGCACAGGCGTGCTGAACATCATTTCGACCAACACGGCCGTGGTGATGACGGGCGCGCTGAGCGCGGCCGAGGCACTGGTGGTGAGCGAGCGCATTACCAGACCTCGAGGAAGTCGAACTCACCCCCCTCCAGCACCACGGGCACGTGGGCGAAGCGGGCACTGAGCGCGGGGACGATGAACTCGGTGGTGGGGCGGTCCCAAGTGACCGCGGCCCCGCTGGCGATCGATGCGCGGGCACGGTTCAGCACGTCGACGGTGATGGTGCCGGCGTCGGCCATGACGGCATCGGCCGCGACCTGGAACAGCTGGCCGCCCACACTGAATAGGTCACCGGCCACCAGAGACGGCCGACCACTGTAGGGGCTGGCTGCCGATGCCTGCTCCACCTGCGCGCCCCAGGCATAGACACCGCTGGTGCCGTCCCCCGTGTAGGTGGTGTTGGTGCTGGTGATGCCATCTGTGAGCACCAGCAGGGTGGCCCCCGCGCCGCTGCTGGAGCAGGTGGCCGTGACCTCGACTCGCCACGAACCGTTGCCCGCGTCGGTGATGCGCCAGCTCTTGAGCCCCGCCCCTGCGGACACCACGGCGCCTGTGTCCGGTCGCATGACCAGCGTGGCGGTGGCTGAGAACCGGGTGGTGGCACCCGGCTGCACGCGCACCGCGCGGTTGCCGGACGCGTTGCGCACGAACACGGAGCCCGTGTAATCCAGCCCCGCCACATAGCCGCCAAAGCCGTGGGCCAGCACATGCTGCACGCTGGCCGTGGTGTTCTCCACCAGCAGGTCCATCGTGGTGCTGCCATCCGGCGCCGCGATTGCGTTCGGCGTGACGTTGAGGTTGGTCTTTACCCAATACGCGTTGTCCAGCTGGTCGGTAAAGCGCAGCAGGTTGGCGCCCGAAAGCAGCCCGGCGCCACCGATCACCAACTGCGATGCGCGGGCATTGGCCGTGGCGGCGAGGGTCGGCGTGCCGCGCATCGTGCCGACAGGCACCGGCCGCCCCAGGTGGTGCATGCGCAAGCGATGCACCCCGCCGGCCAGCTGAGAGAACAGCGCCTCCAGCCGGCCAGAATTCCGACGCAGGGCCGGCGTGTGGCGAATGCTGGCGACGAAACGCTCACCCAGGAACTGGTGGGACTGCGTGGTGCCGTTGTGGGGGCTGGCGAACAGCAACCCCGACTTCTGAATGCCCCACTCCATGGCGGCGACGCGCAGCCATTCGGGCATGTCGTAAGTGGCCATCGGTTACCCCATCGCCGCCTGTGAATACAGGCCGCCGTTGCGCAGCGAGCGCTGCAGGCGCGCCTCTAGCGAGCCCATCGCCGCCTGAATCGCCGACATGGTTTCCTGCCGCGTCATCCCGGCCTGCACGTTGATGACGGTCTGCATCTGCGGGCCGCCACCGCCCTCGCCCACCGAAGGTTTCAGTGGCGTGATGCGCCCGCCGGCAGCACCAGCCATCAGGTAGTCACGGCCGTTGATCGTGGCCAGCTCGGGCATGCCGTTCTCGTTGACCGCGTAGAACTTCCCACGCTGGATGGAACCCCCGGTCGCGCGGCCCCCGCCGAAGACCTGCGCCAGCAGCGCCACCCAGCCGGAGGCCCCACCGCCACCACTGCCCCCAGCGCCGCCACCCTGCCCATCGCCAAAGACCGCCTTTGCCAGATTGGCCGCAATGGCCTCAGCTGCCATGCGCGCGAGCATGTCGCCCCACAGCTTGAGGATGCTGTCGAAATCGCCCTTCATGGTGCGCACGATGGTGTCGCCGAGGGCGTCTTGAATGTTGCGCTGGGCCTCGTCTGCGAAGGTGCTCATGCGCTTGACGTGCTCATCGCTTGCCTCGTTGATCGAGCCCAGGCGGGCGCGCACCGCCTCGGCATAACGCTCAATCGCCTCCTGGGACTCTCGAGCGCCGAACGCCCCCCGCTCAAAGGCCTCGGCCAGCAGCAGCATGTCGCTGCGGGTCTTCTCCAACTGCGCGCTGGGGGTGGCCGCCAGCAGATCATTCAGGCGCTGCTGGCGATCAGCAGCCGCCTGCGTCGCCGGGTCCAGCTGGGCCAGTTCCTCGCGCAGGCGCACGATGGCCTCGGTGCGCGCGGCGCTCTCCGGCATCGTGAGCAGTTCGTCCAGCGTCTTGTTCAACTCCGCGATGCGCGCGGCGTCGGTGTTCTCCAACGCCTTGATCGCCGACTTGAACGACTCGGGGATCTCAGGGCCGACGAAAGCCGGCTTGTCGATCTTGGCCTTGCCCTCCACCTTGGGCAAAGCGGGCAGACTGAGCTTGTCGCCGGTGGCCAACTCAGCGCGCCGAAACGATTCCTTCGCGCCGTCAGGCGACGGCGAGCCGCGGCGGTCCAGCTCATTGAAGCGCTGTTTGGCGAGCCGCAGCTTTTCGTTTGTCTCGTCAAGCTCCCTCTTGAACTGAGGGCCATAGAACCCGTTCTCGAGCCCGTTCTTCAGCACGGTGGCCCGGCGGTTCAGCTTCAGCACCTCATCGGCGGCGGCCGCCAGCTCGCGCTTCGACTTGAATTCCTTGTCGAAGCCGAACAGCGCAAAGAAGCCGTCGTTGTTCACCCGCTCGAAAAGCGAATTCAACGCAGGAAGCAGCGTCGAGGTCAGTTCACGCGCGGCTGCGCCTGCATTGGTGCGCAGCGCGGCCATCTGCTTGTTGAACGCCTCGGCCGCGTCGGCTTGACTCGTCGTGACGGTGGCGTTGAGCTGCCCCTGCTCGGCCAGGTTCTTCAGGAACGGGGCCGCCTCCCTCACCGACTTGCCAAAAAGCTCCTGCGTGATGCGCGCCTTGTTGCCGTCGTTCTCAAAGCGAGCCAGCGCCACCGCCACCTGGCGCAGCGCCTCTGCAGGGTCAAGCCGGCGCAGCTGCTCGACGCTGACGCCGATCGCCAGGAGGGCTTGCGAGGCGCCGTTCTTGCCGTCCGCCTCCGACAGCACACCGTTGAACTTGACCAGGATGGACGAAATGTCCCCCAACGCCGTGCCGGTGCGCAGGCCAACGTCTTCGAGCGCGGACAGGTTTTCGACGGTGGAGCCGGTGGCGTCGGCCAGATCGTTCAGCGCCGCCAGAGCTTCTGTGGTTTGGCCGATCAGCGCAGTGACTTGCACCCCAGCAAAAGCACCGGCCAAGGCAGACCCGACCCCCACCGCCACGCCTTTCAGGCGGGCGAAGCTGGCCTCGATCTTGGCCGCGTGCTTCTCAGCCAGGCGGCTGGCTTTGTCCAGGCCCTCCTGGAGCTTGGCCAGCCGCGCCTCCAGGTCGATCGATAGGGTGGCGATGGGCATCAGGTGTCCTCATTGGTGGGCGGCCGGTGCAGCTTGATGACGCACAGGCGCCGCAGCAGCAGCTCCACGTCCGTCACGCCGAGCAGCTGCACCACAAACGGCAAGCCGGCCCAGTCAAAGCCGCCGCTGCCGTTGGCCAGCAGCGCATAGGCCTCGAGCGCCACCTCGTCGTCGGCGGTCAGCTGCGGCGGTGCCTCGCCCTCGTACTCGATGCCGGCGCGTGCATCGAGCAGGGCGATCAGTTTTTTCCTGCGGCCTCGCGTGCCTTCAGGTGTTCGCCGATGGCCTTGGCCAGGTGTTCGAAGACCTTCTCGATCCAGTCGATCCGGTCAGCGACCAGGACCGCCCAAAGCTCAGGCTCGAACGGCACCGGCGAACTGCCGCCGACGCCAGCGCCCAGCAGATCCGACTCAACGAAGCCGTCCCAGCCGACCACATGACGGGCAGCGGCATCCACCGGGGTGGCGTGCCGGAAGCCGTAGAACTCCGCCTCGGGCGGGCGGCGCACGCGCACCCGCTTACCCGGCGCCAGGTCAACCCAGGCCTCACGCTGGGCGAGCACCTGCTGCAGCAGCTTCTCGCTCATCAGGCTGCACCCTTGAGCACCCAGCCGTCGACGGTGATGCCGATTTGCCCGCTGGCCAGCTGGCCAGCCGCGACCGACTCACCCGGCACCGACGGCACCCCGCCAAAGACACGCACGGAGCCATCCGCCAGGGTGATGCGGTACACCTGTGCCACCTGGCGGCGGGCAGCGCTCTCGATCGCATCCATGACCGCTGTGTTGAAGGTCTGGTTGCGAATGTCGATGGTGACGTCTTGCGCGCTCAACAGGCCGTTGATGTTGCGTTTCTTGACGTCCTGCAGGCGGGTGTCGTCCAGTTTGTCGGCCTCGCCGCCGCCAATGGCATAGCCGGCCGCCTCGGCGAGCGTGCCCCAGGTGGCCACCGGAGTGAAGGTGCCGGCCGTGAAGGTGGTGTAGTCGGTGGTGTCCAGCCCCTGCAGTTCAAAGGAGTTGGTCGCCTGGTTGTAGACCCGGGACACCTGCCCGTCCAGCTCCACCATGCCAGCGCTGACGGCCCAGCGGCCCACGGTGCCGTTGGTCATGGCGTGCGCCGAGCTGGTGGCCACGCCGGGCATGGCTTTGGTGACGGCGGTCACCGTCTTGACGGTGCCGAACGTGAGGGCAACTTCGATCCGGCAGTTGCGGCCGATTGCGGTGGGCATGAAATGCTCCTTTCAAAGCACAGTGCCGGCGCGCCGGCGGTTAGAAATGAAAAGGCCACCAGAAGGTGGCCCGTTGAGAAGAAGGAAGGCGGGAGGCGCTACTGCCACCACTCGATGGACAGGGACACGCAGTCGAGGCCGGTCTCGGCGTCGTGTGCGTCTGCACGCTCAAGCACCGTCGCGCCGCGGATCGCCCCAGCGCCGGAAAGGGCGGCCACCACCTCATCGGCAACAGCATCCGCGCCGGAGGCGGTGCGAGCCCAGCATTGCACCGAGAACGTGACTTGATCGGCGTGCAGCTCGCCGTTCAACCCATAGACCGGCGCGTGCACCGAGGCATAGACGACAAAGGCGCTTGGCCCCTGCTGGATGGCATTGCGAGCGATGTGGCCGCCGACCAAGGCGGCCAGCGGCGCGTGGCCGCTCAGCAGGGCATGGAACTCGGACTCGGCGCTCACAGGGCATCCTTCCTGGCATTCAGCCGCTGGATTTGCGGGCCGATCGTGGCCTTGAATTTGTCCAGGGCCTGGCCGAGCTTTTGCGCGGCGCCTTGCAGCATTCCCACCCCCGGCAGCTTTGATGTGCCGAACTCAAGGAACCGCCAGTAAAACGGGTCGTCCTTGCTCTTTGCACCGCGCAGCGCGGCCTTTGCCGGGCGCACGTTGACGAACACGCCGACGTCCCCCGCCCGGCGCGCGAGCTTGCTGGTGCGCACACTGATGGCCTTACGCACCGTGCCGGGCTTGCGGTAGGGTGCGCGGGCCGCGTTCGTGGGCGACAGCACCGGGGTGCGCGCCCGGGCGTCCTTTTGAACGATGCGCGCCCCGGCGGCGAGGGCGTTGCGAAGTGCACGCACGCGCAGTTTTGAAGGCAGCGATCTCAGCGCCTCGCGGTAGTCAGGAAGGCCGTGCACCTTCGCCTGGATCTCATCGGCCATCGCGCACCCCTTGTGTGCAGCGCAGCTCGAGCAGCGCCCGCCCACCATCGACGTCCACCGGCTGGCCAATGATCTCGAAGGGCTGGCCGCGCCACAGCACGCGCATGTCTGCCGTGACGTCAGCACGCCAGCGGATGGTGAACTTGGCGTCGAGCGTGGCTTGCAGCTGGTCCGCCGCTGCAAAGTCGCGCCCGGCGCCGGGGCTGACCGCGGCCCACACGGTGGGCTGCGTCGGCAGGTTCTCCCAGGTTTCAGCACGCTGGCCAAAGCCGGCGCTGCCAGCCACGCGGCGCTGCAGGGTGATGCGTTGGTCAAACCGGCCAGCAGGCAGCGACGTTGTCATGCATACACCCGATAGGCATCCAGCAGCGCGCCGACGTGCGGCAGCGTCTGCAGCTTCTCAGTGCCGCTGGCCTCGCGGTTGCGGTAGTAGTGGCCCACGTGCAGCAGGATCCACAGGCGCAGCGGCTCGGGCACCGCGGCGCCGGTGGCCCCGTAGCCGGCGCGGTACTGCACGCGCACGGCGTTGGGCTGCTCGCGCGTGGCAGGCCAGGCGGCGCCGGGCGCGGGCACCAGCCAGCCGGGTTCCGACGCGGTGTCCACCTGGTAGTCCTGCGGCGCCAGGGTGTAGGCCTGGCCATCGGGCGCGGTGTATTCCACGCTGTCGACGGCCAGCAGCGGTGGGTGCTCGAGGCGAATCGCGTCAGGGAAGCCGTCTAGGTGCTGCTCCCACGTGGTTTCGACGAGGGTGCGCTGCACCTGCTCCTCGCAGGCGGTGCGGGCGGCCACGATCAGGGCCTGCACGAGGGCGTCCTCGTCGGTGCCGTCAATGCGGTTCCAGGCTTTCGCTTCGGCCAGGCTCACGGGCTCGACGGCCGGCGGGGTGATGCGACGGGGCATGGCGGACTACCTTGCACGGCGCCGGGGCGCGGCTTGTTGGCTGCGCGCGCCCATGGCGGGGGTTGTTCTGACAGTGACGGCCTGCTGCGGCCGCACGGACACCACGGCGCCGGGGACGAAGCCCGCACCGGCCTGCGCACGGGCGAGCAGGCGCACCCGCAGCGACGGCACACCAAACGCAGAGGCCGAGAGCACAGCGGCAGGAGCCACCGGCACCCCCTGCAGCCCGACGACCAGCGGCGCGCCACACGCCGACACAGCGGAGATGGCGGGCGCCTGCACTTGCGCCAGCTGCAGACGGACGATGGACGGCCCACCGACCAGCGCCGTCGAGCCCAGCGATCCGACCTGAAGGGCCGCGACGCTGGTGCGCAGGATTGCCGGCGCCCCGAACGCCGCCGACGACGACAGGCCCGCGGGCGAGGCCTGTGCACGCCAGGCGACGGCGGGCGACCCCACCGCCGAGGCCGCCGGAACGCCCTGCGGGTAGACCTCGGCCGTGAGCGCCGATTGCAGGAGAAGCAGCAGCATCACGCGAAGAAGAAGGCGCCGCTGACGTCGTTGGCGGCCAGGCCGGTGCTGGTGTTGTCGGTCAGGCCCTTGGCCGACGTGACGCTGTAGGTCATCGCCGTGGCGAAACCGATGCCGCCGGGAAGGTTGACGTCGCTGCGCCCGCCTGCGGGAATGTCGATCGTGAAGCTGGCCGAAGTCGTCCCCAGCGTGGGCGCGGTGGCGTTGAACACCTTCACGCTGCGAACACCGCTGGAGCTGTTCTGCAGTTGCCAGCCGATCAAGCGGCCCGCGCTGGCTTTGATGGTCGCAGCGGCGGGGGTGGCGGGCGATTGCACCGCCACAAACGAGGCGGCGCCCGTGGCGTTGGCACGGTATTGCACGCCCACATCGCCAATCGCGTTGGTGCTGGCTGCCGCCGTTACGGTGCCGGAGACGGGCTGCGTGCCCACTGACGGCGCGATCGGCTGATCGGCGCCCGACAGGTTGATCGCCGTCGTGCCGCCCGTGGTGGCCGTGGTCAACCGCAGCCTGAAGTACCTGGCCGCCACGTTGACCTGCCGCAGGATCGAGCCCGCGTTGAACGTCGTGCTGGACGCGCCGGCCTGGTCATACAGCGTCGCGGTGACCACGTTGGCGAAGTCGGGCGTGCTTGACCATTGCGCGGTCACCACCCCGCTCGTGCCCATGCTCACGCAATGGATCATCAGCGCTCGCAGCTGCGAGCAGTCGACCACGATCAGGTCGGTGTTGATCGCAATGGCACCGGCCTGGGAGTAGGTGACGGTGGTCAACGGCGGGACGGCGGCGACGATGCGCTCGGTTTCCGAGAAGATCCCCACCTCGACCTTGTTGTGGTTCTTGGTGGTGATGTAGTCCACCGTCACGGTGGTGGAGCTGGCCGCGGCGCCGGTGTTCTCGCAGTCAATGGCCGAGGCCATGATGTCGTAAGCCGCCGGGATGACCCGGGTGTGCTCGGCGACCTGCACGCCGTTGACGAAGAACTTCACCGCCTCGGTCATCTGCTCGATTCGATACTCGAGCATGTTCGTCGTCGCCATCGGCGCCGGCAGCGTGACGGTGTAGCTTTCAACTTCGCCGCCGGCCGGCCCGGTCGTCGGGTTGCGCCCGGTCTCGGTGATCACGGTGGTGGCGTTGGTGCCGTCCAGCCGGAACCTGCAGTACCAACGCGGGTTGGCGCTGCGCTTCTCACGCAGGCCAATGTTGAAGCGCTGGTTGGCGATGCGCTGGCTGACCTGCACACGCTGCCGGCTGATCAGCGGCGAATAGTCCACCTCTCGCTCGAGCAGCGTCAACGAACCGGAGGTGGTGCCCGTGGTGATCACCGCATTGCCGCCGCTGACGGTGATGGAACCGCCGGAGCCGGTCTGCGGGCGCACCTGCGCGCGGCTGGCCGCGCCGGTGCCAGGCGTGCCGCGGTAGGGCTCGGTCAGGTAGATGGTCTCGTCGTCACCGATGCCGGCAATCTGCGTCCATGCCGATTCCGGGTCAGCGTCCAGCTTGAAGTAGTCCCGCAGGCTGGCAGCGCTGGCTGCAAAGCCGGTACCTGTGACCACATCGTCGGCCACCGTGCAGGTGCCGATCGGCACCGCCAACGAGGCGTTGGCGAAGTTAACCCGGTAGGTGCCTTCGTCCGTCAACACCGCGCCACGCACGGACAACGCGCCGCCCGGGTCCGTGCTCAACTCGGCGCGGTCAGCGCCGGGAGGCGCCCCATAGCTGGGCCAGTAGGCCACCTGCGTGGCCTTGAGCTTGAACGGGTACGGCGTTTCTTCCGTCACCTCCGTGGCCACGCCCTCCTCTCCATAAGCGAGCTTCGCCCGCTGAAAAAGGCTGCCCCCGACGTTGTCGCCAGCCACCGCGGTGCCGGTGGCTGGAAGTGCTGGGTTGGTGTAGGCCATTGCGTGCTCAGAGCCTGAAGATCTTGTCCGCGCCGGTGTCCCAGGTCACATCCACCTGCGTGGCACCTGCCGCCACAGGCAGGCCGGAGGCGGTGTCAATGAAGGCCACCAGCGGCGAGGTGGCCTCGCTGCCGCTGTCCACATAGATCACGATGGCCTCGATCGACGGCGCCGAGGTGAGGCCGGTGAAGCTGGGGTTGGTGGTGCTGCTGAACACACCATCGGTCACCGACTTGCCGGCGAGCGTGACGGCGCTACCGACGCGGGCGCCGGCTGAAATGGAACTCAGAAACTCATGCGCCCCCGAGTAGGTATAGGCGCCGGTGTCGACGAGGATCGCGCGCACGGTGCCCGCCAACAGGTTGCCGCCACCGGCGAGACAGCGCTCTTTGAACTTTGGGTACAGGGCGTTCGCCATGAAGGGCCTCCGGTTAGGCGGTCTGCAGCACCTGCTGCGCTTGCGCGTTGCGGTACTCCGAATCGTTGGCGTAGGACTTCCAGCCGGTGTTCACGGCGCAGCTGAGCGACCCCACCGGCACCTTGAGTCGACTGCTGCCGTTGAACGTCGCGTTCTGCATGCCGCCGATCTCGGTGTTGTTGATGAGGCGCACGGCGTTCGCGCAGCTGTTGCGCGTGTCGATCTGCACCGCCACACCCACCTCGCCGGGCGACGACCCGCGACGGAACAGGCAGTTCGCCACCGTCACCGATTGGTTGGCCGTGGGGACCGCGTCGGTAGTGACCGCAACCGCCGGCCCCATTGGCGCGTCGAACTCACAGTCGACCACCGCCAGGTGGCCGAACTGCACGTTTGCGCCGCTGTTGTAAATCGCAAGGCACTGCGCGTCCCACCATTTGCCGTCAGCGAGCGCGTTGCCGTAGTTGCGCGTCTGTCCGCCGAAGCGGCTGGTGTAGCTCGTCACCAAGCCGCTGTTGTTCGCCGCATTGCGGGCGGCCGGGATCATCGGCAGGCGGTTGAAACTCTTGTAATTGCGCACAAACCCGGAGCCATGGATTTGATCGGGGGCGCGCATGTTGTAGACCCGGCCGCCGATATCCAGGCCGGTCAGGCTGGTACCCGTGCCGTTGAACGCGAACGCGCGGGAATACTGCTGCCCAGCGCCGTCGAACAGGAACTCAGGCTCGACGGTCAGCCCGTGGATGTACCCCGCGCCGCCGACGCCGCGGGCGATCGCCGAGTGGTTGGCGCCACGGATGTGAGCCTGCAGGCCGCTGCTGCTCTTGGCAGCGAAGCGGATGTTGCGCACGCATGCGTTGGTGCCGAACTGCACCAGGTCGTTGAACCCGCCGTTGTGGTGCCCGCTCTCGAACGGGTAGAACGGCCGCTCCTTGATGAGCGCGTCGATGCGGGGCGCCAGCGTGCAGTTCTGCAGTTCGGCGGTCGTGTTGAGCGGGCCCTCGTTGACGGCGACCGTCGGGCGATACGGCGAGGTCGCCAGAATCTGCGGCTCGAATCGCCAATTGCTGCCACCGTTCAAGCGGAAGGCGTACTGCCCGCCGCCCAGGCATTTGATGGTGTCGTCCAGCGTCCAGTTGTCCAGGCCCTGAATGCGCATGAAGTTGTGGAAGCCCTCTTGCGTCAACACAGCGATGCCGCCCCACACCGTCGCCGGGTTGCCCTTCGGGCTGTAGAGGTACAGCGTGCGCATGGCGGCGAACGACGTCGGCGTCGTGTCGCTCGTGCCCCATGTGTTGCCGCTGTCGACCTGCGTCCAGGCGTGCGATTCGTTGTCGCCCAGCGTGGCGTAGCTGGCCGCCTCGAACAGTTCGTTGTCCGGGTCGAGCACAGCCAGCCGCTTGTCGGTCAACGCCGTGGCGCACCGCCACACGCGCACTGCTTTGTTCGACAGGCCCGCGGTCACGAACGTCGTGCTGGTGCGCCAGATTCCGCCGCCCAGGTCCGTGAAGTCGGCCGTGCTGGTCAGCGTGCGAATGTCGCTGAAATGCCAGTTCGCGGTGGGGTCGTACGCGGTGATCAGGATGCCGTTGGCGCACTGCACGCTGATCGTCGCGTTGGCTGCGACGTTGTTGTTCGTGAAGTTGCCGAAGTAGCCAAACGCGCCGTTCGAGCTGAAGTCGAACGCATCCACGAAGATGCGCACCGTGTCGTTGATGCCCGGCGGGTTCTCCGACGCGATCAGCTGGTTCATCTTCGGCCAGGTCTGCACGCGGTTCGCGTAGCTCTGCCCGTTGTTGCTGTTGTTGCCGGTCGGGCCGATGTAGTAGTCCTTGAACGGCATGTCAGGCTCCCACCGCCACCGGCAGCGAGCCGGTGCCATTGAAGGCCGTGGTGCGCAGCGCCATCGCCGTCACCCCTGCGGGCTTGCGGAACCGGCGGCCGCTGCCGTCCGGGTAGAAGAAGAAGCCGAACACCTGGCCGTTGGAGGCGTCCTCCACCTGCACCGCGGCCTGCGCCACGCTGCCAGTGGGCAAGCCGATGCTCACCTGCAGCACACCCCCATCCGGCACGGCGGCCAGCGAGATCGGGGCGCCCAGGCCCGTGCCGCTGATGGTTTGCGTGGCCAGCACGATGGTGGCGGTACCGCCTGCCAGTGCCGATTGGCCATCCATGCCAGCGCTGTAGTAACGCGCCAGGCCCAGCCCCACGAGGCGGGCTTCTTCGGCCGTGTCGAGCGTGTGGACGGAGTGGAACTCCAAGCCACCCCAGGAGGTGAGCATCTGGATCATGAGGGGGCCTTTCAGGAGGGATTGCGGGTGCGCTTGCGCGGCGCGGGCACGGGCGCCGGCTCGGCCGGGGCGGGTGCCGGCGGCGCCGCGTCTGCGTAGACGGCGGCCTGCGCGTCCTCGACGAAGTGGCGCGCCACGTCCTCGGGGAAGCGCGCGACGTCGCCCTCGCCGAAGCTGCCGTAGACCGTGCTCGCGGCGGTGCGAGTGAAGCGGATGGTGCGTTGCATGTGCGGTGCTCCAGAAACACCACGGGGCCGCGGGTAAGGCGGCCCCGTGGGTCAGGGGTTGGCGGTTAGGCCGGGGTCAGGTCGCCGTAGCGAACGGCGGCCGGGCGCTCCACAGCCAACATGCAGCGACGCTCAGCGCGGATGGTCACCAGGTTGCGCTGGAAGTTGTCGCCGTCGCTGTCGCTCAGCTCCACCACCACGCCCTCGCGGTTGTAGAAGGTGGCCGCCATGGCCAGCGAGGCCACCAGCACGTTGTCGGCCGTGATGGCGTTGGACACGGCCACCGGCAGGCCCCACAGGCGCGGCGTGCCTTCCTGCTTGGGGTCGCCGATCAGGTACCGGCCCTGGCTGTCCTTCAGCAGCTCGATCGCGGCCCAATCAGTCGGGTTGAGCACGATCGCATCGGCGGGGAAGTCAGCCGCCCAGCAGTCACCGATGATCCGGCGGATCAGGTCCAGGCGGGTGGCCCCGGCGCCCAGCGCGGCGGCGGTGTAGCCGTGCGCGGTGAAGTTGCCGGCCTTGGTGAAGCCGCTCATGTTCGGCGCGGTGCCGTTGCCGTTGATGATCTGGTTTTCCACGCGCAGGTTGACGCCGTACACCATGCGGGTGTTGATGTAGGCAGCCAGCGCGGCGTTGTCGTTGGCCAGCTGGCGGCTGATCTTGATCCAGTGGGCCACGGTGGCCACCGGCTCGGAGACGGGCGTGGTGGTGATCGAGCTTTCCGGCTTCAGGGATCCCTCGGCCGTTTCTGCCGCGGCATTGGTGAACACGTTTTCACGCACGTAGTCCACCGCGTTGCTGCTGGTGGGCAGCGAGGCCAGCAGCGCCTCGAGCGTGAGGTTACGGAAGGCCCCACCAACGATGCCGGGGCGGCGGTCGCTGTACGTGTTGCCAACAGCGTTGGTGACCGTGTTCTTCAGTTCGGCGCGCGCCTTCTGCGCGTGGCCACCCGCGAATGCCTTGTAGGCTTCGCATTTGGTGAACAGCTGGCCCAGGCCTTCCTGGTCGGCCGACTGCGCCGGCGCGGTGAGGCCCTTTTGCTCCAGCTGCAGCAGGCGCTCGGCCAGCTCGCGCTGCTGGGTGCCCAGCGTGTCCATCGCGGCCTTGGTGTCGGCGGTGACCTTGCCGAGGTTCTTCAGTTCGGCGTCGGCCTTGTCGGCCTGGGCTTTCAGGGCGGCCTCGATTGTGTCGAGGCCCTTCATCACTTGTTCGAGAGACATGGTGCGTTTCCTTTCGGGCAAAGAAAAAGCCGCCTCGAGGGCGGCTGACAGTGGCGGGATGCGCGCGTTATGCAGGCACGCGGAAGCGGGCCAGCCGCTCGCTGAGGGCCTGCAGGGCTTTCGCCTCGACGTCGCTGCCGGCGGGTTCCCCCTCGGCGGCCAGGATCGTCTTGGCGCGGCTGACCAGCGCAGCGGCCAGCCCTTTGCTGAGGCCGCCTGCATCCCGCAGGAAGCGCTCGAAATCGCGGATGGTGAGAATGTCCTCGACGGCCTCGGCCATGTCGTCGGCCTTGACGCTGGCCACGCGGGCGGCGCCATCGGCCGGGAACACCACCGGGCTGAACTCCATCAGGTTGGACCACTTGCGGATCACTCGGCCGCCTTCGGTCTCCTCGTAGTCGCCCTTCTTCAGGAAGCCGCCGATGCTCAGGCCGTCCAGCGTGCCGTGCTTCATCGCGGCGTGCACGTCGTCGGCCAGGCTCATGCCCAGCGTCAGCTCGCCCTCGACGTAGAGGCCGTGGTCGTCTTCCTTCGCCACGGTGCACTTGGCGATCGGCATGCGCCACTCGTGGTTGAAGAACACCTTGGGCTTGCCGTTGTTGCGCAGCGTGCTCTCGAAGGCGCCCTTGATGATGGTGTCGCCATGGCTGTCGACACCGCCGAACACCGACGCGTAGCCGGCGAAGTGGCCGGTCTTGTCGTCGAGCTTCAGCTGAACATCACTGAGCTTCAGGTGTTTGCGTACCAGCATTGGGGCCTCCGGTGGGCTGGGTCTTGCCGAGCATGTCGATCGGCACGAGGTTGGATTGCACGGTGAGCTGGTCCCCACCCGGCAGCGGCGGCAGGTTCTCCAGCTGCCGCGCTTCGTTGCGGGTGAGGATGCCGTTTTGGCTGCCGGTGGCGTAGACGCCGAAGCGGTCCTTGATGTTGCCGCGCAGCAGGGCGTCGAGGCTGAACTCGACCGTGTAGCGGGCGCGCTGCGCGGGGGTCAACACGCGCTTGCGCACGGCCTGCTCGATGCTGACCAGCATGGGGCGAATGGTGAACTTGTGGAACCCGTCGATGATCTGCTCGACCCCGCTGCCCCAGGTGGTGACGTTGCTGTGGTGGGCCAGCACCGGGGGTACGTCGAACCAGCGGCAGATCTCCTCCACGCTGAAGCGGCGGGTTTCCAGCAGCTGCTGGTCTTCCGCGCTCATGCTGATCTGCTGGTACTTCATGCTCGCCTCGAGCAGGTACAGCCGGGCGGTGTTGCCGCGCGCCATTTCCGAGAAGCGCTCCAGCAGGGCCTCGCGCTGGCCAGGCTTGAGCGTGCTGTCGATCATCAGCACGCCGGTGGGCTTGCCGCCGTTGCCGAACAGGCGGGAGGCGCTGGTTTGCGCGGCCGCGGCCTCGTGCGTGGTGGCGCGCATGAAGTCCAGCTTGCTCAGGCCCACGCTGCCATTGCCCAGGCCCTTGAGGTGCAGCACGTTCTCGGCGGCCAGCACCGCCACGTTTTCGCCCAGGCGGTACAGGTAGACCTCGCTGCCGTCGTCGAGGATCCGCAGCTCCACCTGATCGGCCGGCATCGGCCACAGTGCGACGGCCTCGCCGCGGTTGTCGCGGTCGATCCGCGCATACGCATTGCCGCGCAGATCGTGGTTCATCAGCATGGCCCGCCAGAACTCGAACGGCGTCATGCGGCTGTTGGGGCTGTCGTGCAGCAGGCTGTGCAGCCGCGACGTGCGCGCCACCGTGCGCCGGCCGTCGCCCAGGTCTTCGTAGGCGAAGAACGGCAGCGAGGCCACGGTGGTGGCGCGACGGTCCACGCAAGACCACACGGCCGACAGCTGCAGCGCGCCATCGAGCCCGAGGTTGGCCGTGTCGGGCACCAGCGAGGCCGAGGGCAGCGCCAGCTGCGTGCCGGGGCGCTCGGCCAGGGCGTTGCCACCCCAGCGGAACATGCCCAGCAGGGACTTCAGGGCGGGCACCATCAGGCGATCACCGGGGAGTTGATGAAGGCATCCAAGTCGATCACCTCATGGGTGGCGGCGCGGCTGAGGGCGATCACCGAGGCCACAATGCCGTCGATTCGCCCGTTCAGGTTCGATTTCTTCTTGTCCGGCCGGAAGTTGCCGTTGGTGTCGTACAGCAGCGCGACATTCGACGCGCAGTAGCGCAACACAGGGTTGCCGTCGTGGCGCAGGCGGCGCCCGAAAACCAGCATTTCCAGCGCCTTGGCGCCGGGGTACATGCCGCCGGTGTTCTGCGGCACGGCCACCCACTGCGTGTTGATGCCCTCCAGGTCGTTGGCCACCTGGCGGGCGTTCCATTCGTCGAAGCCCAGCTCGACCAGCTCGAAGGTCTGCGCGGCCCAGCGGATTCGCTCTTTCACCGGGCCGTAGTCGGTCACGTCGCCAGGCGTGGCGGTAAGGTGCTTCTCGGCCTGCCAGCGCTTGTAGGGCGCGGCGTCGTCGGCCTCCTGCGCGTCCACCTTGGCCTGCGGGCACCAGAACCACACCAGCAGGTGCCATTCGCCGTCGCTCTCGTCGGGCGGGAACACCAGCGCGAAGGCGGTCAGATCGCGCGTGCTGGCCAGGTCCAGGCCGCCGTAACACCGCCGGCCCTTGAGCACCTGCCAATCGAAGCGCCGCGCGCCCTTGTCCCACACGTCGACGTCGAGCCAGCCCTCGGCGTCGTTGACCCACAGATTCAGGTCTTTGGTCTTGAAGTTGGCCAACGCGCTGGGCAGGGCCGCTGCCTTGCGCGCCATGCCCTTCATGTAGTCCAGCGTCTTGGACCGGCCCAATCCGGGGTTGGCCTTGATCCACACCCGCTCATCGAACGGGCTGTCGCCTTCGTCCAAGGTGTAGACGTAGCCGAAGAACGCGTCATCCTCGCGCCGCCCCTCCAGCACGCTGATGAGGTAGTTGCGCAGCTCGGTGCAGATGCCGTCGAGGATGAACCCCGCAGTGGTGATCGCCGACAGCAGCGGCTGCGCACGCGCGCCCAGCGCCGACTCCATCACGTCCCACACGTCGCGGGTCTTCTGCGCGTGCAGCTCATCGAACAGGATCGCGCTGGGGTTCAAGCCGTCCAGCGAATCGGCGGTCGCCGGCAGCGGGCGGAACACGCTTTCCAGCTCGCCCTCGGTCTTTACCGCCTCCTGGTTCGGCGCGGTGTAGACCTTCAGCGAGCGGGCCATGCCGGGCGATCGCTTCACCCACCGGCGCATGTTGTCGAAGGCCGGCTTAAACACCGTCATCGCCTGCTCGCGCTTGGTGGCCACCGCGTACACCTCGGCGCCGGCCTCGCCGTCCATCAGCATCAGGTAGGCGCCCTGCGGCCCCTTCCAGGTGCTCTTTCCGTTCTTGCGGGCCACCTCCTCGTAACCCCGGCTGAAGCGCCGCAGCCCATCCGACTGCCGCCGCCATCCGTACAGCACCGCTGTCCAGAACCGCTGCCACGGGTCCAGCAGGATCGGCTGCCCGGCCAGCGGTCCCTTGATGTGGCAGAACCACCGCTCCACGAACTGGATGACGTGCCACGCGTGCGGAGGGCTGAACACCAAGCCCCGCCGGTGCGCGTCCTTCAGGTCGCGGTAGTGGCGCAGCACCGCCAGATAGGCCAGCCGGCCGGTGACGACCTCGCCACGCAGCACGGCCAGCCCGTAGCTGTCCCACTCCTCGAGGTGGGGCGGAACTAGTTCGGCAACCCGTTTGGGCGTGAGCTGGTGGCGTGCCCGACGAGATCGGCGAACAGGTCGTCCTGCCCCGTCGCGGCGCCGCTCTCTTTGCGCACGCGCGTCAGCGACGGGATGGTCAAGCAAGCCTTCGGCAACCATTGGCCCAGCTCCATCTTCAGCCGCTTCTCGTCGTCCGCCCAAGGGGTCGGTGAGTACCAGCCGCTCTGTGCTTTCTGCACCCGGCCGAAGTTCGGGTCTTGGCACTTGGCCAGCGCGTCGAGCCAGTCGCAGTAGGTGCGCACGATCACCGCGATCGGCATGCCGGCCGTCAGGTGCTCGATGCCGGCCTCACGAAGCGAGGTGCAGATGTGCTCGAACACCTCCCGCTCACGCTCGCCGAACTTCATGCCTGGCGGCACCGTGGGCGACTGCAGCTGTGCACCGGCGCTGCGCGAGCTGGCCGGCGCCTGCTCACCAACGCTGAAGGGCACTTCGTCGCTCATGGCCTACCTGCTGAACCCCCAGGGGGGTAGTTTTCGCTGCGCCAAGAAATCCAGCTGCTGGTTCGGTTTCCGGTGGGCTCAGCGAGACTTTCGACCCGCCCTCCCCCTTCGCGCTTCTTCCGCCGTCTTCCCGTCGCTGCACGCCTGACACAGTGGCTGCGTGTTCTCGTCGGTGTCCTCGCCGCCTTCAGCCAGCGGGATGATGTGGTCGCGGATCACAGCCAGGGCCAGCAGTCCCTTGCTTGCGCACACCCTGCACATCGGCTCACGGGAGAACAGCGCGCGGCGCCTTGCCTGCAGCTTGCGACCGGTTATGCGCTTGACCTGTGCCGGCGTCGTTGACCACTTCGGCCGGGCATGCTGCTCGCATCGGCTGCCGCCCTTCACCAGCGCTTTGCAGCCTGGGTGTGTGCAAGGGCGAGGAGCGCTCAGCGGCATGGAATGACGAAGCCCCGACACCTTGCGATGACGGGGCTTCTGGTTCGTTGCGTTGCCGGGAGACAGCTATGCCCAGCGTGCCTGAAATGTAGCGGGAATCTATAACTCGTAAAACTCCCCGCACACATGGACAAGCGCTCAGCTTTCGAGCACGCCGAGCCGCAAGCGCTGCGCCGGATGCCCTGCCAACGCCTCCACACGCTCACGCTCGCGCTGCGCCTGGTCACGCTTGTCCCGGAAGTGCGCCGCTAGCAGGCGGTGTGCGTGGTCGATCCGTGCGTGCACGGTGCTCACACTGCAGCCCAGCAGCCGCGCCTGGTTCGGTATGTCGGTGTGCTTGCCGCAGTAGTGCTCGTGCACGGTCTCCTGCAGGTGCTTCGGCAGCTGCTTGATGGCGGCATCTGTGTCGGCCGCCTCGCAGTCGCTCACCGGGATGGCCGCCTCACGGTAGCCGCTGCCGGTGGGCGTGTCCAGGCTGCTCCAGTTCACCGCAGCATGCCCGAGCCGCCCGCCTGGCCGCATCTTCCACAGCGCCCAATTCAGCAGGCGCTGCTCCACGTAGTCGCTCTTTGCCATCAGTCCAACCCCCTCCCGTTGCCCCCACGCACCACGCCGCGCATCGGCGGTGGGCCGTCCCAGTTGCCGAAGCGCTGCGTCGCGCCGTCGAAGTAGAGGTTGACCGTGCCCGTGGGGCCGTTCTTCTGCTTGACCACCCGCAGCTCGGCGTGGTGCTTGTTCTGGTCGGTCGGCTTGCGCATGGCCTCCCGGTGCAGCAGGCCGATCAGGTGGGCAGCGCCCTCGATATCGCCGCTGTCGCGCAGGTCTTGCATTTCCGGGCCGGTGGGCCGCTCGTCGGCCTTGCGGTTCAGCTGAGACAGCAGCACGATCCACGTGCCCAGCTCTTTGGCGACACGGCCCAGCCCGTTGGAGATCGCGCCCAGCGCCTGGTTGCGGTTGTCGCCCTCGCCGTCCGCGTCCATCAGCTGCAGGTAATCGATGATCACCAGCGCCGGCCGGCCGTGCCGGCGGGTCGTCTGCTGGATCTTGCGCCGCACGTCTCGCAGCGTCAGCGCCGCCTGATCGTCGATCACCAGCTTGGCGTTCTGCAGGGCCTCCACACCCTCGGTCACGCCGGCCCACATCGAATCCGGAGCGCGCTGCGGGCTGCGAATGTCGGCCAGGTTCACCCGCCCGGCGGCAGCCACCTGCCGCGCCACCAGCATTTCGTTGCTGTCCTCCTGCGTCAGCGTCAGCACCACCTGCCCGCGCAGCGCGATGTTGCGGGCCAGCGTGAGCGTGATCGCCGTCTTGCCCATGGATGGCCGGGCGCCGATCACCCACAGCTCGCCCTCGCGCCCGCCGCCACCAGTGATGCGGTCCAGGTCGTCCAGCCCGGTGGCGATGGAATCGTCGCGCCCTTCTGCCCGCGCGCTCAGCCGGTCGAGGAAGTCGCCCAGCAGTTCCGCGATCACCCGCGGTTCGTCCTGCACCTCGCCACGCTCCAAGGCCAGCAGCGCCGTCACCGTCTTGTCGATCAACTCGGCCGGCTCAGCAGCACCACGCATCGCGTCGTCGACTAGCCCGCTGCCGATGCGCATCAGCTCCCGCGCACGCCAGTGCTTCAGCACGATCTGCGCGTAAGCCCGCACGTTGGCCGCACTGACCACGCTTTGCGCCAAGGCGCTCAGGTAGCGCATTTCATGGCCGCCAGCTTCGTACACCGTCACCAGATCGGCCGGCTGCTGCGCCCCGATCAGCTGAGCAATCGTGCTGTAGATCGCCCGGTGTTGCGGGTGGTAGAAGCTCTCGCCGCTGAGCAGGTTCGCCACGTGGTCGAAGCACCGGTTGTCCAGCAGCAGCCCGCCCAGCACGGCCTGCTCGGCCTCGTTGCTGTGGGGAGGGGTCAGCTCGTGCAGGTTCATCGCTCGTTCTCCTCGTCAGGTTGTTGTTCGGCACGCTCGGCGTCGCGCAGGCGCTGCTCCTGCAGCCCCACGGTCGTGAGCTGGTAGTCGCCCTCGGGCCGCAGTGCCCACAGCCGCAGGTAGTTGCCCTCGACGTAGTTGCGGAAGGTCTGCCGCCAATCGCTTTGCGTCTTGCGCGGCTTGCCCAGGTGTCGGCGCTTGAAGGCGAACCACGCCAGCGCCACCAGGTCATCCGGCAGCCCCACCTGGGCGGCATAGCGCCACACGGGGTCGCTTTCCGGCACCGGCTTCACGCCCTCGGCCTTGCAGGCAGCCACGAAGGCCCCGAGGTTCACCGCCTCGCGCTTTCGCTTGCCCTTGCCACCCTGCGACCCCTCAGCCCACACCGAAGGGGGTGAAGCGCCCCCCTTTTTGGGGACAGGTTGCGATTCCCCCTGCAAAGGGGGTAAGGGGGTATTTGTATTTGGTTCTATGACGGTTTGGGTGCCACTGTGGCGGGGTGCGTCCGCCTGTGTGGCGGGGTGCCTGTGTGGCGGGGTGCCTGTGTGGCGGGGTGCTCCCCCATCCAAAGCACCCGTTTCGGCTTCCTCGTCAGCCGGTCCAGCAGCCGCCGCAGCCCGCTGTTCGGCCAGCATTTGGCGGAGTGCGCCCAGCCTGACCACGTACCGGTTCACGAACGTGGCGCCGCCCGCATACACCACCTTGCGGGCCGACTTGAACACCTGCAGCAGCCCCCGGGCCTCCAGCTCGCGCAGCGACCGCTGCACCGTGCGTTCGCCCAGGCAGGTGCGCCGGCAGATCGTGCCGACGGACGGCCAGCACTCGCCCTCATCGTTGGCCTGATCCGCCAGGCTGATCAGCACCACCTTCTCGGTAGCGGGCAAAAAAAGCGGCCAACAGGCCGCCATCACGATCGTGCTCATGTCAGGTGCGTCCTGCCGCCTGTGCGAAGTTGAAGACGCTGGATGCCGCGCGCATCCGCTCCAGGCGCCGCCGGGCGGCATGTGCTTTCACATTCGAGGCGCTGCGCCCCACCACCATCAGATGGGCCGGGTTCACGCAACGTGGGTCGGCGCAGCGCAGCCGCACCGTCTTGCTGAGGCTCATCGGCTCGCCGCGCTGCTGCACGGCCCAACGGCGCACCAGCTGCCCCGGGCGGCCGTTGATGCAGGCCTGCGGCTGCCCGCTGTGGTGCATGCCCTCCTGCCACAGCCAGCAGCCCGCCACCACCTCGCAGCGGCTGCGCAGCGTGTCCAGGGTCCAGCGCTTCGCGGTCATTCGGCAAACGCCACGTCCAGCGCCCACACCCCGATCGCATCGGCCAGCGCCTGCGCCGCCTGCGCCGCGGTGTGCTGCTGCTGCTGGGCCGCATACACCGGCACCGGCCGCTTCGCCCCGGGCACCTTCACCTGGGCCAGCTTCACCGCCTCACCGGCGCGCACCATGTTGTCCAGCGTCAGGCGCGCGGCCTCCAGACCCACATTCGTGCGGCTGGCCAGGTCGCGCGTGGTGCCGGCGCCTGACGACAGCGCTTGACGCAGCACCTGGCGGATTTCACCGTGCGGGCGCATGGTCAGGCCACCCGCTGCAGGTTGGCCGGCTTGGACGCCTCGTGCTTGGCCCGGCAATGGGCCAGCAGCGTGTGCGCTGCCACCAGCAGGGCCTCGCCGTTGGCTTCGATCCGGCGCAGTTCGTTGGCGTTGATCTCGCCGTCGCGCGCGTCCTCGGCCACCTCCTCGGCCAGCTGGCCAACCCGCAGCGCGAGCTTGGCCAAGTCCACGGCCAGATCCGCCTCCAAGTCGTTGCGCGGCACCATCAACGGCACCGCGTGGCGGTCGAACTCGGCCTCGATCTTGTCCAGCGGCACCAGCGCGCCGGGCATGCCCAGCTGCTGGCACAGCCGCATGATCTGCAGCGCATCCTCCACGCCCAGCTTGGCGCTGCTGCCGGCCGGCGGGCACAGCTCGTGGCGAAGCGTGCCGGGGTGCTTGTCGAGCCGCTGCGCGACAGCAGCCACCCCGCCCGGGTAGGCCTGGGCCAGCCGCTGGAATGCATCGAGGATCATGTGAGGGCCCCTCCATTGCTGTGATGGATCGCGCACCGCACCGCCGGCATACTGCTTGCCATGGGGGTTGCGCCTTGACGACGAAGAAAAAACGCCCCGCGCTCACGCGCACCGGTCGGAGGGAGAGCCCGACCGGGCGACCCCGCGCGCGCACTGCCGTTGCTGGCAGCCAGAGGGGGCACAAGACCGACCACAGAAGCCGTGGTGAAGAAGGTGGCCGGCTGCATGACTTGAACCACCACGGATCAGCAGCCGCCGCGCTCGCGCATCACACGCCGCTGCGGCCGGTTGCGACGGCGCTCGACGCGGCCGGCCAGTGGCAGGTGCAGATCGATCCCCTCGCCGTATTCGTTGGCGAGGCGGCGCTCGGCATGGTCGGCGCCCCCTTTACGCTGGGCATCCGGCTCGCCGGACGCCTTTGGTGCGGTGGCACCGTCAGCCTGCGTCCCAGCCGCCCCCAGCAGAGAGGGCGGCAGGTGGCGGCGCGCCAGCGCTGCCAGCACCCGGTTCTCTATGTCCTTCGTGAGCACGACGGGCCACTGCGACACCGCCTGGACAGAGATCCCGCAAGCCTCGGCCGCACTCCGGGGGGTGCCGCCCAGCAGTCGGATCGCTTCTTTCTTTTCCATCATCGGATTAAACATGCTTAACCGTCTGACTGTCAAGCATGCCTTACCCCTTCCCGGCACCGCGCTTAAGCTGGCTTACATGGATGAGGAAAAGGGCGGCCCGAGACGGAAACTCGTGAAGTTTCCCGAGGCGGCAGCGCGCCTACACGAAGCCATCGCGCGCTCGGGCCTAGACCCAACAGAGGCCAGGCGCCTGCTTGTGCAGCGCCTCGGCATCAGCAATTCCGCGATCGGCGATGCCCTTAAGGGGTTCACGCGGCTGCGGGCAGACAACACAGCGCTGGCCGCCCGCGCGCTGAACGTCAGCGCCCATTGGCTGGCAACAGGCGAGGGCTCGCTGGACCCCGGGCTATCGCCCGAGGTGATGCGGATCGCCGTTCAGCTCGAATCGCTCAAGAGTGACCCCGCTCGGCGCGCGTGGGCGATTCGCTTCTGCGAGCTATTTGCGTTTGCTCGCCCGCCTCAGACGGCCGCGGAGACTCTGGATCTGGTCGCAGAGGTGACCGGCGAACTTCGAGCCACCCCTGCGCATCTAGGAGGCTGACAAACGGCATCCGCGTCCTGCCCGTGCGGGCCGCGCGCATGCAATACCGCCAGGCGGTGCGCTCCAGCGCCTCATCGACCAGCAGCCCGGCAGCGACCTCCACCACGTCGCCATCCTCGGCTGTGAACATACTATCGAGCCCATGCTCGCACAGCGTGACAACTGCGCCCCGCATGTCGATCAACGCCTTGACAGCGCTTGCACGCGCCAACTCGTCGCGCAACAGCCGCCGCACGCCAGCGGCGCCCTCTGCTGTCAATAGCCCGGTGACTTGCAACAGCAGCGCCCCGCCAATCCGATATACCTCCACACGCACCGACACTTTTTGCCCTTCTTGGTTTAAAGCCCACTCCTGCCCCCCCTAGATTTAGGGGGGCCGTCTCCGGGGAAACGTAGATCGGGGCCAAAACCCGACACAGCTTGTCACAAAAGTTCAGTCTTGCCACCGTTCGGTCCCTGCGGCACTGACCTGCAAACGACTGATCACCGGAGCCACTGCGGCACACGCAAAGGGCAGGTGCACCGTGCACCGCGTGAAAGTACCTACAGCTTGAGATCATGCATGCTTGACAGCGTTTAAAGCATGCTTGATCATGCCGCCATCGCAACCGGAGACCGCGATGGCCACCAGAAGCTACCGCTGCTACTACCACCCCCGCCCTGACGAACCCGCCGAGTCCGGCGTGCTGCCCTCCGTGCAGCTGCAGGCCAGCAGCGCGGAAGAAGCCGCCCGGCTGGCCTTTATCACCCTCGGCAAGCCGGTCGACCGCGTGGAGCGCATCGAGCCCGAGCAGGTGGCAGCGTGACAGGCTACCGCCCCACCGCCAACTTCGTGGCCGTCGCCCTCGTGGCCGCCCTGGCCTTCGCCTGGTTGACCGCTTGCGGCGGCGGCGACGCCGAGCCCGGCACCTGCGACCAAGCCGCGCAGCACCTGCCCCCGGACAGCAAGGCCCGCCCCGCCGAGCCCTGCCCGCCGGCCAGCCGCTGAAGGCCTGTCGATGACGCTCGCCAACGCCCTGGCCCTGCTGCGCGGCACCCCTGCCCCGCAGCCCACGCCGGTGCCGCTGCCACCGCAGCCCGCACCGCCCATCAGCGACGAACAGTGCCGCGCCGTGGACGACACGGCGGGGCTGGAGGCTCGCCCATGACTGCCCGCCTGCTCGACCCCAAATTCCGCTACGTGCCCGCCGCGGCCACGGACATTCGCAAGACCTTTGCGCGCATCCGTCGGCAACAGGCCCAGGCCGCCGCCGGCAACGCGCCCGCGCCCGGCCCGGCTGATGAAGCCGACGCACAGCCCGCCCAGGCCCACCTCGAGCTGGTGGTGCCCGCCCCCAGCGGCTGGGCGCGACGCCAGGCCGGCCGCATCACCGTCGACGAGCAGGTCGCCATCGCCGCGCTCGCGCTGCTGGTGACCGCCGCGGCGCTGGGAGGGCTGTGACCATGCGCCTGATCACCCACGACACCGCCCCTGGCACCGCCCACCACGTCGACACCCTGCGCGGCTGCGGCAGCCCTTGCTGGCAGGGCCGCGAGGTTTGCACCTGCCACATGGGCCAGCCGGAGGCCGCCAGCGCGTGCAGCGAGCTGCTGGCCAACGATTGGGACGGCGCCGAGCTGCACGCGCTTCAGCAGGCCCAGCGGCTGGCGCGCGCGCTCGACGCGCTGCTGGCGGTGGTGCTGACCGGCAGCCTGGCCGCGCTGCTGGCCGCGGCGTGGCTGACCACCGGGGGCCTGCCCACATGAGCCCCGACCTGATCCGCCTCACCGGCCACCTGCACCGCGACGCGCGCACCGCCGCCGGCGTTGACGGCAGCGCCTTCCTGATCGTGGAGGTGAGCCAGGGCCAGCGCAGCGTGTGCGCCGTGGCGCGCCACCGCATGGGCACCGGCCCCGCAGCCCACTTCGCCGCGCAAAACCGCGCCTACCACCTGCGCCGCGGCGCCCGCGTCACCGTCTACGCCACCGGCTGGACGGTGGACCCCGCCAACCAGCAGCTGGTGCTGTGCGGGGTGTCGCGCGTGGAGGCGATGGACGCGCCCGCCATCACTCACGAGCCCGCAACCGAGGCCACCGCATGACCACCGCCCTGCTTCTTTTCGCCGCCACCTTCTGCGTGGTCTTCGCGCTCGGCCTGCAAAGCCTGAACGTCAACGGCGGCCACCGGCTGGCCGCGGCGCTCACGTCCTTTCTGATCGGCACCAGCCAGCTGTATCTGTTCAAGGTGCTGCCCGGCCCCACTGACGCCCTGCAGGTGGCCTGCTACCTGCTCGGCGGCCCGCTGGGCATCGTGTGCAGCATGGTGGCGCACCCCTGGCTGATGGCCCGCCTGCTCAAGCGCCCGGCTTCCTCGGCCGCAGTGCCGCAGCCCGCGCCCCAGCCGGCCCCGCCGCCGCCCCTGCGCCCGCCGCGCGACGTCACCGCCGCCGACGTGGAGCACACCCGCCTGCACCAGCTGGCGCGTGACCTTCTCGACCCCGAGGCCCTGGGCTACGCGGTGCCGCCCGAAGTGCGCAACCGTGCCCGCCAAGCCCTCGGCATGACCCACCGGGAGTAACCGCCATGCCCCGCAGCCACAAGCCCCGCAAGCGCTACGTGCCCAAGCGCGCCGACCACTTCGCCATCGCCGGCAACACCATCGTGCGCGCCCGCACCCGCCAATGCACCGCTCCGCTGGACGACACCCAGCTGCGCGACCTGGCCATCGGCTACCACGGCGCGCTCGACAGCATGCGCCGCGGCGCCGCGACCGGCGACGACTTCACCACCCTGGCCCTGGGCGCCAACGTCGCGCTGGTGCTGTGCGAGCTGGGCCTGGGCGAGGAATGGATCGACAAGGTGAAGCAAGGCCAGGACGCGCTGGTGTGCTTGCAGGCCCGCAGCGCCAAGCTGCGCGGCCGCTACGTGCTCACCGGCGGCGAGCTGCAGGCCCTGCAGGCCATGCTGGAGCTGCACGACGCCCAGCTCGCCAGCCCCGACTGCACGCAAGGCATGCTCAGCGCCTGCCTGGTGGAAATCACGCGCCGCATGCACGCCGGCGACGTGCTGGAGGCGCAAGCCGCGTAAGACCATGGCCGCAACAGCCCACCACCTGCCCACCCACGACCTGCCCACCGGCGAGTTTCTGACGGCCGCCGAGCTGGCGGACCTGACCGGCAAGACCACCGGCGCCGCGCAATGCCGCGCGCTCGACGACATGGGATGGCGCTATGTGCGCCGCGGCAACACGCCGGTGGTGGGCCGCTGGTATGCCCGACTGCGCGCCGCGGGCCTGAGCCCCACCAACGCCGCGAACGACGAGCCCGACCTGGGCGCGGTTTCTTGAGCAAAGGCAACAGCATGACCCAAGACCACCAAGCGCTGGCCGCCCTGCGCCGGCTGATCGCCAACGACGCGCACGCCTGCACGTTCCAGAGCTTCGGCCAGTACCGCACAGCGCTGCTGGAGCACATCGACAAGCTCGCCGCCCTCGCCCAGCAGGAGGCAGCAGAGCCGGCGGGCTTCCACGACAAGGACCAACCGGAGGGCATCGCCTGGTGCCCCGGCTACCCGGACAAGCTGCAGGACATAACGCCCCTCTACACCACCCCACCAGCACCACAGCACGCAGGGGCGGCAGAACCCGTCGGCAGCGTGGTGTGGAGCATTACTGGCAGGCCAGTGTTTGCGTCGTTGAACCCGGAATGGTTTGCGTCCCTGCGACACAGCAAATCGCCCGTGCCCCTCTACACCACTCCCACCCCTGCAGCACAGGGGCTGACGGATGCGCAGATCGACACGCTGCTGCATGAGATCGATCGCATTGCCAGGGAGTACGACGTGCACGAGTACGGGCTGCCACTTGGTATCGACGACGACGCGTACTCAGCACCACAGGCCGCAATGATCGCCGCCGTTCGCGCCGCCCTCGCCACCACCGAGCAGGCACCCGCGCCGTCTATCGCCCTCCCTATCGACCAATCTATCGCCATTCGCGCAGAAAGGGGTGATAGGGCCGAGCAGGCACCCGCAGCACTGACGTGGCCGGTGATGCCGCCCTCAAAGGGGCAGTCGCCCGTGCTTTTCGAGGATGGGTACGCCGAGGGATGGGCGAAGTGCGATTCGCAATACCGCGCCCTGCTCGCCGCCGCTCCCTCAGTGCCCGAGCAGGCAGAGCAGCCGGCAGTGGCGGGGCCTGTTGCTCGCGCGCTTGAAGCCTCGTATCTCAACGCCACGCTCGCCACCCCCACAGCACCCGCACAGCAGGCAGAGCAGCCGGCAGTGGACGTTGGGCAGATGGAATACCGAGGCAACAGCGTCGCTTACATCTACCAGAAGTTGACCGCGTACCGGAGTGCGATCGACAAGGCGTGGGACGCAATGCGCGCCGCTGGCTTCCCACCTGACGGCAAGACCGCACTTGCTGATGCCATCACCGCCGCAATCGCCGCCGCTCCCTCAGTGCCCGAGCAGGCAGAGCAGCCGGCAGTAGCGGATGAGCGGGCTATGCTTTGCGCAAACTGCGGCAAGCACTTGGAGCAGGCAGAGGGCTGCATCAGCGACTACCCAGA